GCGCGGGCGGGAGGCACGAGGTTTGGGTCTTACTCGGTGTAGGTGCTGCAGGTCTCGATGCGGCGGATAGCGCTGTCGTCGAGACGCACGGCGACCTTCGTGGCCTTCCAGCCGACGCTCGCGCGCTGGTTGAGCGGGTCGCCCGTGCCGGCGGAGCCGAGCTGCTTGACGATGTGCTCCAGACCGCCGCCGGTGATCTCGGTCGTGCCGTAGCCGTCGGCGCCGAGCACGAGCGTGACGTACACGTCGCGGCCCTGCGCGCCGGCCTCACCGGGGTAGATGATGGCGTTGTCCTCGGCCGTGACGGCGGCGTCCACGGTCATGGAGTTCGCGGTGTTGGCCGTGACGGTCACGCATGCGTTGCCGATGAGCACCTGACGGCCGACGAGCGCGCCGGACTTGACCGTGCCGCCGTCGAACGAGAAGGTGGTCTTGCCGCTCACTACGCCGTCCGTGAGCAGAGTGCGGCTGTCGCTCGCGAGATCCTCCGCGTGGAAGATCTTCGCCTCCGTGCTCTCGACGAAGCGGCAGCCCTCGATCTTGCCGATCTCGCCCTCGTACATGTGCTCGGTGTCCACGTACTGGTGCGGGGCGAGCCACTTCGGGTCGTTCATAAGGTCATAGGCCACGTCGGGGTGAATGATGACCGGGAACGCACCGTCAATGCGGCGGCAGTTGGCGTTTTTGAGCGCGCGCACGGCGCGGCGGATGCAGTCGACGGTCAGGTAGTTGTTGTCGGCCGCATTTGCATTGCCGCCCTGCAGCAGATAGCGGGCGGATACGCTCTCATCGGCGTACTGCACGTTGTCGCCGCCGACAAGCACCTCGCGGGTGATCGTGTCGAGCGTGCGGCCGGCCTGCGCGCCGAGGAGCTTCGTGGCCATGGTGAGGTTGTTGTCGATGGCGGTCAGCAGCAGCAGGTCACTCATCTGGATGTAGCCGCCGTACTGACGCACAGCCGCCTCAACGGTGGTCATGCTCAGACTCTGGCCGTCGGGGGTCACGCCCTCGGTCAGGGCGGTCAGCGCCTTACCGAGCGGGGCGAAGCGGCGGAACTGGATCGTCTTGCCGCCGTTTGCGGGGATGGGGTGCTTCTGCGCGAACTGGTCGTGCACGAGCTCGGGCTCGGCCGCGTCGATGAGGTAGTCCGAGTAGAACGTCTTCATCTCCTCGGTCAGGCTCTGCTGGGTGGTCACCTGCGTGTTTGCGTCAAACAGGCGCAGGTCCATGCGGATGTTTTCCATACTCATGTCTCCTTTTTTCTCTGCTGTCCGCTTCCGGGGACAGCGCCGGGGCAGCACCCGGCCGCTGCGCTGCCGT